ATATACATTATGTAATAACAAGCAAGTGTTGGCTGAATATTAGAGTGACCAAGTCCACCTCCTGCAGAAGCAATAGTTATTCCTGTAGTGGATGAATTAGTAGTCAAAGTTGCTTGAACACCATCTCTACTAGATTCACCACCACCTCCTGGTTGAATTGATCCCTCGTACGTGTGTGTGTGACCAGGATCTGTAAGAGTGTGAGTGTGTGAAGGAATTTGCGTAACATCAAGAACTACACTGTTAGCTCCATATGCCGTATCTCCAAGTGCATAATTAGGATTAGTAGGAGTGGCAGGATTAACAGCAGCTGCTAAAACACCTCCAGGAACAAGTTGTATAGCTCCAACAGGAACCCTACCGCGTTTATCTGGTGTACCATTCTGACCATTACACAAATAAATCTTGTCCCAATCTCCAAGACCTGCACCTGTAATATCAAAATTAGAAAGAACTCCATAATATTCCACTACAGTGTAGGGAACCATTCTGTTATAATACTGTGTAGAACCACCTGTACTGTCAAGATAGGCTTGAATCAAAGTGTCTAGATCGGAAAGCTTTACATAGTTAACATCAACATCAAGAGCAAGTGCTGCTAACGCTACATCCAAAGCACACAGTTTTGTAATCACTGCTTGAAGAATAGCATGTGTTCCAGATGTAGAAGTTACACCAGTTAGACATCCTATTGAATAGCTAGCTTCGATTACATCAACTCTTCCATCAAGAACTGTAACTTGAGTTTGTAAATCACAAGCAGCTTTAATTAGAGCTGTCAGATAGGCATTTAGTGTAAGTTCTCCACAATCAGGAAGATATTTACTTACCACTTCACATATAATTGTTTGATCGATGATAGGTTTAACACCTTCACCGTTAATCGTTGATGTGAGAAATTCTATCAAAGTGGCTTCAATAAAAGACAAAGAGTCACCATTCTGAATACCCAGAAGAGGAACATCAATGCCTGTATATCTAACACATCTATCTGAAACAATTTCAGCACACCCGTTATAGCAATTTGAACAAGCCATTTTAGGTTATTATTTTTTAATTAAAAGTTTAACTTTACTAGCTATCTGCTCCACAGAAAAGTTTGATGCATAATCCAAATTACAAAACTTGAACGTTAATATTCTTTTGTAATTTAAGAGGTCACCTATTACAATTCCAGGCACAGGATAGTTGAGTTGGAAAACAATGTTATTATATTCATTGTTTGCCAATTCTGTCAACTTACAATCTATTTCTCCTAAGAGAAACGTTATAGTTGAACAATCAACGCAATTTGTAAGCCTTGGTGATAACATTTTTTATTCTTTGAGTTACTTGAGTCAATGCATGATTACAAGCTGAACATAGACCGTTGATTAGTTGACAACCGCATCCAAATTTCATTCCGCAGTTTCTACAATTTGCCATATTAATGAAAATTATTTATGTAATTGTTTCCGTAACAATTACAATTGTTCTTAATAAAATTGGTTAACATCTTGTTTGCCTGATTGTACAACTTGTTTGATGTAACCACAGCACAGTTATTAGCAGCAGCAATAGATCCCTGAATAAAATAATATATACTATTCAAGTCAACTTTTGCTTGTGTTTTTATAGCCATGTCACATTCCATCATATCAAGCCTCATGAATGCATCATCAAATTTTTCTTGGAGATGGTCAACACGAATTATTGTCTTTTGTACAAAGTTTAGATATGCAGGAGCTACGGAATATTTTATGTAATATATTCCATCAGGAAGAGGGAGCAAAGGATCCCCAACAGCTGTTAATCCTAATGAAGCAGAATTATAGATATTGAAGTCATTGATGTTAAACGGAAGACTTACAAGACCAAACCCAGGAACTTCAATTTCTATTGTAGGAGCTGATACAGGAGGGGACACTGGATAAGTGGACGCATCAGCAATACCTAATGTTTGTATATTGTATGTAGGGATTACTAATATGTCTAATTTAAGATCCGCCATGTTTTTTAAATAAATAAGCCAGAGGATTTGAGATTGAATCCTCTCACCCTCTGGCTTAGGTTATATGATATTGTTTCTTACTACCCTATTAAGGAATCAAAGTGCTAGTAGTAGAAGTTGTAGGCCATACAGTGGTGGTAGTAGATGTAGTGCTTACACAAGCATTATCATCAGCTACAGAACCAAGACCTGCTACAAGAACCGCTTGAATAGCAGCAGTGAGTGCCTGAGGAACAGCAATGATCACCATTGCATCTTCCTTAATGTAATCACCCCAAGAATAGGCAGACTTGTCATACTCGTTAAACTTGATGTAGAAGGTATCGTAGGTAGTACCGTCAGTTACCCAAGACTCAAAGTTTTCGTTATAACCAGCCATCCTATAGAGATGCTTCAGGTAACCAGCTTGATAGCTGTAGAAGTTTTTCTCCAATTGCTTAATCTCATCAGAAGTACCTGAAGGGTAAGAAGCACGTTGAGTAACTTCAGCATTAGCTACAATGTTACAAGCATCTGCTACAATAAAGTCAGCAGTTGTAGCTGGTCCACTGTATACAAATGTACGGAAATACATTCTGTCATACTCCCAAGGGAATGCAGCAACATCACAAGGCTGACCATACTTGGTAAGAGGCTTACCAGAAATACGGAGGATAGCATTCTGATCGTTACCAATCCTTTGGAATTGATAGAAATCATTGAAGTTGATGTTGTCTGGGTTGTTACCAGGAGCTTGCAAAGTCAATTGAAAGATAAACTGATCAATCAATGCAGGAACATCAACGTTCTCACAAGGATCACCACCACAGTCACAGCAAGGAGCTTGAACAGTCACTGAGCGAGTGAACCCATTGAAATACAGAGTATCCAGATAAGAAGAATGGGCACGGAGTGTAAGGGTAACAATGTCACCACACTTTACGTTCCAACCATCAACATCAGTAACTTGAGTAGCAGGTGTTGGACAACCAGTCACTTTATACCACTCGGTTACATTGGATTTACAAGTTCCTTCAACGCAACCTGCAATTTTGTCAGAGCGTTTTGAACCTTGAAGATAAGTGTTTGTTCTACCTTGAGCGAGATAAAAGTATGGTTTAGCAGCGATGTTAGCAGCAGTTGCTACACTATAATCACTTCTAAAGATACCAAACTGTCCTGCGGACAGGCCTTGCGTAGAACCAGAGCTAGGTAGAGAGTTTCCTACTGGAACTACGAAGAGCGTAGTTAATGAGAAATCAGCCATTTTGTGCTTATTTTAATTATTAAAAAACTTATTCATTTGTCTGTATCCTATATATACTATTCTGGACAGCAGACTGATTTTCGGTGTACATTGCAAGATTTTGAACTGTAAGATCTAGAAGTTCATCTTCTAGGTAAAGTTCTAGTTCACAATCTTGATCGAATGATGGTTCACCATCAAGCATTATGTATCCCTCTTTATTGATGTACTGAGGATACCTCATGTACGATATGTAAATTTTTGTGGGGGTAAATTCACCATCTGTAAAGATTGATATCTCATCAGATGATATAAAGTTAAAAGTTTCTTGGTATTCAAAAGAAGGTTTGTAATGATCGTTATTCAAAAGAAGTGACAAGTCACCATGTTTTGCAAGATCTTTGTTTATCCAAATCTTTCTATCTTTACATCTACCTTTGTCAGCCAATACATAACTATCAATATAGAACATGTATTTAGGATCTAACTCATGCAAATATGCAAACCACTGATTTAGTTGTATATTTTTTAAAGTTAACGTCAGTGGTTGGTGAGCATAGTTCACCACCAAACTTTGAAGATCTTCATACCTTTTCTTAAAGGAATCAAGTCCTAAACCAGATACCGTACTGAAACCATCAACTTTTTGTTTTATCAATTTGATTTGAGCTTCATTCAAAGCTAAAATCTTATCTTCTAATGCTATCTGTTGATGTTCGTTAGTTGATAGTTTATTTAGTTTCTGATCTATTTTATACAATAAACTATCTACAGGTATCATACAGAAGCTAGTTTTTTACTTTTAAGTTTTTGTTCAAGGGTAAGCAGTTCATCCTGATTATCATCATCAGCAAGGAATTTTACCAAATCTTCTTCATCCTTTGCCACTTCAAACTCACCTTCGTAAATTTTTCCATTAGGCTTAAGCCTGTATACAGAATGCGTCAGAGCTTGCTTTACCAAATCTTTAATATGGAGTAAGTTTTCTTTCATGTCAGCAAACCTGTTGAAAATCTCAACTGGATTCAATCCTTGATATTTTCCGTTTTTGAATTCTGTTTGTTTAAGAACGTTATCAACTTGATTGTATACAGAATCTTCTCTAGAATCATCTGTAACAGGAAGACCTAACAACCTTGCAACTTTTCTCTTCTTCTCAGGAGTCATTGAATCAAACTTCACAATAGCCTTATTGATGAGCTGTTTCTTTTTGAACACTACAGCATTTTCAATATCTTCATCAGCTACATAGAACTGAGTGTCAGCAGGAAATTCACCACGCTCCCAAGCTTGATAGCTAGAAGCAATTGTTGGATGAACTCTAAGCCATGCAAATGCAAGTTCTTGAAGAGGAACAGAGATATCAAAATAGTTATCTCCATCTATCAATTTTACAGGCTGTACATGCAATGTATCATCTGTAGATGTAGAGAGTCCATAATTCCAGAACTTAGAACGTGGTCCAAGATCAATTCCTCCAAGAGCATTTTGAAGCTTTTCACAAAGTTCTGTAACTCGTTCAACCTCAATTTCTCTTTCTGTAGGATCTGAAATTCTACGGATGTAGGATGCTTCAGGATTAAGTCCTGTCCTATACTGACCATCAAGTTCCTTGTATGGATACTTGAACACGCCTGTACCAGGTATTCTTGTAAGTCCTCTTTGTGCTAGACCACTTTGCATTGTTTGCAATTGTGTGCTATTGTAATCTCTTTTGATTGTGGAAATTTTTCCTGTCTTACCCATTTTATGTAGTTTTGATTTGGTTTATAAAAAGTTGACTTTTCTATTTACACTTACCCATATGTAGTTTAAGTTGCAGAGTGCTTCCACTGAAGGAGTAGCGAATGGGAGACACCCCAATCCAACACTCTGTAGTTTGAGAAGAGCACCCCCACAGGGAACGTGGGGGGCAATCTCTTCTCGGTATAGGGTCTAGGAATACTATTCCTAGAGTGGATCCTTAGAATTGTGGGATCTCTTCAATCAAAACTGTACGAGACAAGTCTTCAATGAATACATCACAACGGTCTTTCATCCAGATCTCATAACCAGGGAACTTGTTAGCTGAGCTCATACCCTGAGACTTAGCAAAACCAAGGTGGTGACGAGTTCCGTCAATATAACCCCAAGTCATAGAAGGAGCACCTTTCATCCTTACTTCACGGATGTTGTTCACCATTGAACCATCGCTCATTGGAGATACGTCAAACACCATAAATACAGGAGTAGATTTCTTGTTCTGACCAAATTCAAGGTTAGATTGTGGAAGATCCAATTCTTTCAAGTGAATCAGTTCAACACGACCAGTCTCACGAGTAACCATTGCATCAAATGCAAAGTTGTAAGTGATGTGCTGTCCTTCTCCTTGCATATAACGATTACCGCTATCTGCCATGAAAGTCAAGCCAGAATTCAAAGCATCTGTCTTAAGAGCTTGCTGGAATACATCGAAACCAGCTTCGTTTGTATACATTTTAACACGACGGTCTTTTACATCAACCCTACGATAGAACAGATCTCCGAAAACTGAACGGATAAGGTTAGCAGAAAATTCACCACGGTTATATTGAACCAAGTTACCATTGTTACGCATCCTGTGATAAACACCAGCAGAAGTACGCTTCAATTCTTGCTTAGAACCATTTGTTTTAACAGTACCAGGCTTAGCCCAAATCATACGCTTAACTTTCAACTCAAGCATAGACTTACGCATCCAGAACTCAATGAATGGTTCCCATTTAACATCATTCCTAGTCAAAGGAAGTTGGTTCCTACGCTGTGGAGCGTAAACCAAAATGTCCAAAGGTTTGCCAGAAGCATCACGCATCATTTTGTCATCAGCCCACTCAGTGATTTTGTGCTCAAAACCATATGCAGAACCAAGAGATTCGAACATAGTGATTTGCTCACCCAAACGAGGAAGACCCAAAAGATCTTGATCAAATTCACCGATAGCAGCATCAACAAGCTCAAGTTCAATTCCGTATTGCAGGAAAGTTGGGCTTACGAAGTCTACAGTTGGGTTATCAGTGATGAGAGTGAAGTAATAAAGGTAGCCCATGTTCCAAGGAACTGGATCCTTAATAACGTAGAAACGAGGACCATACTGACGAGAACCTACAGAAATAATAGCATTCTTAGAGAACTCATTAGTATCAAGAACAAGAGAGAACTCTTGACCATCAATACCAGGCTTAAGCAATTCTGCTGTAGAGCTTGGGATGTCGATGATTTTAGGGAACTTGTAAGGAACCGCAACCTGCCACTTCCATGCATCGCTGTTATTGTCGATGTAAAAAGGAGTAGACTTGTTGATCATGTCCAAAAAGTCATTGCTGTAAAGAGAGCTCTGTGTGTAGAGGCTGATGATTTTCTTGTCGTAATCAGCAGGCTCAGTTGAGTGGAAGCTCTCCAGGTGGTTAGCATCAGTGAGCTTACCTACGGCACGTTTGTCCATAGAAGCAACACGAGCATACGTGAAACCAGTTAACCCTGGGATTGTTTGAATTGCCATTTTGTGTTATCTTTTTAAGTTAATATAGAAAAAAAAGTTAAATAAACCACGAGTTTGGCTTACTAGGTTTACTTGATTTCACTGAAGCTTTACTAGCTTGTCTAGCAACTTCACCAAACAATTCATTTGACTTTTTGGTGATGCCAGTCTTTTGAATCGTAGAAAGGGTGGGATCTTTTTCAATGATCTTTAGAAGAAGGGCAACCTTCACTTTCATTTCATGATTCTCTGGACGCTTCAGATCTAGGATGGTACGATCAAAGTCTGTGAGCTTTTCACCAGAGCTTGTTTTGTACTTATCAACTAGAAGGAAATCTTGTAGTTCACCAGCAAGTTTGGGATTGATGGGAATCCCGTCAAATTCTTTTGCTTTGAGTTTCTCTTGCAAAACAGTTTGAACGTTATTTACATATTGCTGTTTATAAGCAGCTTGTTGTTGTAATTGTACTTCTTGTTCCTGTTCCATTTTAGCCAGCTTAGCTGACTCTTTTTTTACTAGCACCTTGTGGTGTTTTGCTGCAACAGTTTCAAGATCACCGTAGTTTTTCAGACGCTCCACTTCTGTAGTGATGTCTTCAGGATCAAAGCCCTGATCTTCAAGAGCTTGTTTTATAACTGCCACTTGATTATTCTCTTGTGACAGATCCATTTCTGAAAAATTCTGTATTTGATTATATGTACCGAAATATTCTTTGGGGTCAACACCCTTTACAAAGATGGCATCAAAGGCTTGTTGGTAATCTTCACCAAACTGTCCAATGAAATTGTTAACCACCTCAATTGCACCTTTTTTCTTTTCTGAGTTAAATCTTTCAAGGAATTCTTCAGCTGTAGAGATTGTTACATCTTCTTCTTCGTCATCCTTGGAGAATACGCCCAGTTTGAAAAGGTCTCTAGATAGAGCTGTGAATTGGGAAACCTCTTCTTCAGCTTCTTCACCATCTTTAGTTTCTTCAGCAGCAACTTCTTTCTTAACAGGAGCAGAAGGTGTTTCGTTATTATCATCATCTTCTTCTGTATCTTCTCCGTACAGAAAACTTTGAATGTCAACAGTTTCTTCCTTCTTTTCTTCTTCTTTAGGTGCAGCAGCAGTTTTTGCTGAAGCCTTCTTTTCAGGAGCAGGAGCTGGTTCGTTGATATCTTTGATATCATCAGGGTTTCCTGTAGCGGTTTCTGGTCCCATCAAATCATTTAATAGATCTGTGTTGCCCATTCCCATTTCCATGGTGTCCTGAATACTGAAGTTCCCAAATTGGGGATTATCTAGATTTTCGGCCATATGTAGTTCTATTTAATTGGTTTTCAATACAAAAGTATAGTAGTTTAATTTATTAGCAAAGAGAACGAACACTATATACCCCAATTTTGAAGATAATATAGCATTAATATTTTTTACTCTAATCAAGTTTGTTTATGATGGAGTCATTAATTATCCTAAAACTTCTGATTGGAGCAATGTCTGTAAGTGTCACTTGTTGTATATCAACTCCCCACTTCTTTGCTTCAACCCTCACTTTTTTAGTAAGAACATTATCTATGTCTGGAGCTAAACATTCTTCTAAGGATGTAGTGATTATGATGTTTTTTATAATGGACTGCGTAATGTCAGACAAGGCATCCTGTGCATCATAGACTTCCAAAAGGAATATCTTAACGTCTGATATCTTATATTTAATAACTCCTTTCACCACAATGTTCTGTTTATCCTGTGTGTACAAGGACTGTGGAGCAAGACTGAGTGTAGTTACTACCACATGCTGTGATATAACGTCATCAAATATTGGAAGTTTCACGTGGAACCCTGGACCTAGCACTTTTCTAAACTTACCATTTCTAAGAAGAACTGCTTCTTCATAGCTTGGTATAATGATTGCTGGTGACACATAGTGCCACCAGTCTAGTAATAAGTCTATAAGTCTATCAAACATTATTTAGATTTTTTAGCTCGTCCTTTAGCATTTTCTTTAGCAACAGCTAAGTCGTTTGCTTGATTCTCTCTAGCAATCTGTAACTTCTCTCTTTCAAGCTGAAGTTTCTCAGCAGCAAGCCTGTTCTTATTTTGAATGTCAGACATCTTAAGTTGATAGTCTTTTGCAGCTTTGGCTTCCTCGCTTGCAAACCTACTCATCTCAAGAACATCTGGAACTGCATTCTGATTAATATCTTCACTCTCCACTTTACCAAATCCTGTAGCTTGGATGATGGCAATCTCTTTCTTACTAATCCTGTCAAGTTCTTTTTGATAGTTATCATTAGCAATCTTCTGCTCATTTTGAAGTTGAGCTTGTTCCAATTGGGCTTCAGCAATTTGTTGCTGTTGTTCCATTTGTTGCTGCTGTTGCTGCATTTGTTGATCCTGAAGCTGTTCCTGCCTTTCTTTTAATGTCTTAAACACTTTCTTCATTCCTCTTATTGAGTTCGTAGAATAGAGCTCTATTACATCGTGGAGTGATCCTCCGTTCTGTAGAACAGCTTGAGACAAGCCTCTGATTTCCCTAAACATCTCTCTATCTTCAGGACGATTTGTAGCAAACACTTTGAGGTCACGGAATCTAAGATCTGTACCGTTCACCTGAACAAATGCAGACTCTCCTTCAGATGTAATATATGAAAGAGTGGATTGTGGCTTTTTACTTTCTACATACAAAGAAGCATCAATAACTGCTTGATACAATTGTCCAAGTACATACTCATGAGCTACAAAAAGAGGTTCTGTTTGAGAATAACTCTGTTGGATTGCAGCATTTGTACCTGTAGCAGATTCACTGGCTGATATAGATCCCATCCTTTGTCTAGACATACCAATAAGTTCCCAACACTCATTCTTCAATTGCATAGCAAGTTGATAACGAGATTGAATCTCCTGCGTACGTGTAAGGTCAATATCTCTAAACTGATTGAAGCTAGATGGACTTTTGAGGTTCTCAGGGGAGTCATCTATGAACACAACTCCTCTGTTCCTAGCTTCCATTTCCCAAATATCAAGAGCATCTTGTGCATCTCCATCTTTGGGAACTGGTACGTGCCTGATAGATGTCAAATAAACCTTACCCACTTCTTTCTCAAGGAGCTTATAAAGCTGATTCATACATACATTATACAACACCTGGAAAGGCTTCATCAGATCAACCAGACTCTTAGCCTCAGTGTTCTTCACTTCATAAGTAATACCTATAATTGGGCAATAGTTCAAAAGATTGAATGGTTTGATGTGGTAGATGTCTGGTCCAATCTTTGTACCCTGATACCACTGATTAATCCAACCCCATTCCAAAGATTGTTCTGTAGGAATAGTTCCTGATTTGTAGTTTTCATCAACAAGGGTAGATTGTTCATTTCCCATCTCATCTACATAAATCAACTTTCCAATTTTTCTTTTACTAAGCCAATAAGTTCTAACCACTACATACTTGTAACCAAAAGAGGACACATTAGATGTAAGTCCTAAGAAATCTTTAAGACCATCGTTGTTCTCCTTCATTTCACTCTCGATAATCATACGGGTTTGAAGGACCAGTGGATCAAATGTATCGTAAGTAACTGAGTCAATACCAGGACTGACATTCGGATTACCTAGATTAGATTCACGGACATTAATCAGTCCATAGTCTTGGAGAGAACTTCTCAAATGGTCAATTTCATCTTTGGTTAGGTCAGGAATACTCTCAATAATTTCTGAAAGTTCCATAACCTGCACTGTACCAGCAGCATAAGCACCTTGTGCTCTACCTGTAGGATCAGATATATATTTCCTATCTGGTGTTGTTAAAAACCAGGTGTTCTTTGGATTAGCCACTTCAATGTTATACCCAACCTTTGAGTTATCCTCGTAGATGTGATAGTATTCACGAGCAGAAATAAGCATGTCTCTAAATGCATCTTCTGATTTCTCTTTCAGATTGAAGTCTGCTTTCTGACAGGTGAGAACATGGTTTGCCCACTTTTCAGCTACAGAAGTGTAACTGTCAAGCTCATCCTTCACCTCATCGAAAGTCATTTGTTGAACTTGTTCGTCATCAACTTCTTCTCCAGACATGGCAACCTTTTCCATAATCTTCTGTCTTGCCTGAGCCATTACATAATCTTGGAGAATCTGTGTTTTAAACTCAAGCTCTTCAGATTGACTATCGTCATCAAATGCTTTAATTCTAAATGCATCAGGACGCTTAGATATCTCACCAACAAGTTCGTTAATTGGTGTAGTGATGATTGAATAATGTTTTACATAAGCAGGAAGATTCAAATCAGCCGTAAGCATATCTGTAAAACTTTTTACTTGTGGCTCCTGATAGAAGTCTTCCATTCTAAGGATGCCCTTGACAAGATCGTAGTTTTTAACAAATGTATCCCTATTTTTTACATACTCAGCATATGCCTTGTTAGCAAAATAATCCATTGTGTTCTTAATCCAACTCTCGTCTCTCTTCTCTTTTTCAGTTTTGAACTGATCGGGAAATATGTTCAGATAGGCATACCTAATCGTAGCATCTTTCGTATATCTTATAATTGCCATTATGTAAAGAGTTTATTTCTTTTTTGTGTATTAAATAGTCCTCTAGATTCAGAGAACAGTGTATTTTTTGACTTGTTAGCAAACATTGCCCTCACCCTATCATCTCCTGAACCACCAACTCTGCCCATTATAGGATCCATTTTATATGCCTGAGCAATAGCTAGTTCTGCTGCTACAATACGGTCAAAGTTACCCTGATCATTATATTGTATCACCTCTTCCAAAAGAACAGGATCAAATATCTTACTCACCCCCATTATTTGTTTAGTTATGTTACCAGCATCATCTTTCTCTGTTAACACAGTTTCTTCCAAATACTTCTTTAAACAGTTATGAAGATAGTCAATTATCTTTTGAGAACTTCTATGGATACCATACTCACGTTTCACCGTAGTGTTAGGTACAATTTCCATCAACCACTGAGGTTGTTTCTCTAGATAGTGAGCATCTCCTTTTGCTTTCATATACTCAATAAATGATATATCATCATTCTCACAGAGCGTTCTAGCATTGTAATATTTAATAAGAAGCCTAGCCTGTTCTTCCCACGTTTCCTTCTTATCAGGTCTAGCCACATACGAAGCTACGAACATATCCTGATATTTCTCACCTGTAATATCATGCATACGTTTATAAACATAAACTGCTCCCAAAGAGGAGCTATATGCTGATTGTCCCTGTCTATATGGATCCACTCCTGCTACATACAACCCATAAGGAGGATTTGCTACAGGAAATTCATATATCACTACGGGAGCATCCTTTAAGTCACTATTCTTCAGAGGAAAGTTACTGATTGCTTGCTTATCTGTAAAACTGTGTCCAATCTTATCCTCGTCATTGAATAAAATAACAGGAGTGCCCGTACGCTCAGCTTGAAGAAGCCTAGTCTTTTGCCTCTTGGCAGCTTCAATATCAAATATATTAGTATCCTCGTTAAGGAATATATCATCTACTTCCAATGGATAGTACATCTTTTCTTTAAGATATGCTATTCTGTCTCCAGCCTTCTTTAGTCTATCTAAGTTGTTGGTTGTTATTTCTTTTGCTTTCTCCTCATTGCTAACCAACATAGATATTTTGTGTAAATCGCTATCAGCTGGTTGTTCAAGAAACGCACCAAGGGTTGAAGGCTCTTTGGCTTCCATTCTATATTTATACGAAATGAACAACCCGTGCACTCGTTTGTCATCTTTCTCATTATTGTAAGTGAGGAAATTAAAATTATCTACGTCGAACATAAGACTCTTGGCATCCATGAATTTCTTCATATCACCACCAGTACCTGTAAGAATGGGAGAACAACCCCATCCAAATGGTGTGGTGAAACCAGGGACAGCTGCCTGAAAGCCTCGTAGAAAATTTCCTTTACCAATCTCATCTATAATTAGTTTACGTGGTTTTGTACCAGCGATTGCTTCTTCATTATTACCTTCATCAAGGTTACGAATGAGGATCTGGGAAAATGGAATTCTTTCTCCTCCCTTTGTTTTGATTCCCAATGTCACTTGATTCTTCCAATTGTCCTCAATTCTCTGCCATCTCCAAGCTTCTGGAAGAAAGTTTAATCCCTTGTCAATTTTATCTGTAATTAGTTTAATATCTGGAGCATTCAAACCAGAAATAATATTCTGTGAATTCTCATCAAATGTAGCTCCCCATGCAATGTATGAGCTCTCAATAACCGACTTAGCCAAACGTCTTATCCCTAGAATAACAAGTCCTTTCTTTTCGTTCTGAGCTCTATCTATCTCATTTGTTATAATCCACTCATTATCACGTAGATAGGGGTTTGCATACTTCTGAGAAATACGTCCACGTTCATCTATAATATCCACTTCTGTATTCCAGAAGTTTAGGTGCCAATAAAGAAAGGGATTTATATAAACCCCATTCATCATAGCTCCATTTAAACATAAGTCCTTGTGGAAATTAAAAAACTCTCTATGTTCAGAGCTTTCCTTGTCTGGAATTCTTGGCTGATTGATGAACCAATCTTTATAATCTATTGACTGTATGCTGTTTATCATTATCCTCTACTTTTAAGGAAGTCTTCTGCCATTGATGACAGTTCTCCCTTTCCTCTCACCTCCACCTTAGCTTCTTCCATTTTCCTGAGCTTATCCACCACTTCCACTAGAGCTAGGTAGTTCTTCATAGTTTCCTGAACAAACTTACCCTGAGCTTCTATAGATGCTATCACCATAGGGAGCATTCCTCCTTTGGCTGTAGGTTTCCACTCAATCCTGTCCTTCAACTCATGAAGGGGATTGGCATCAACATATGCCCTCCAACTCTTAAGTTGCTCTTCAGCCCACTCAAGTTCTGTATTAATATATGTAGTTTTCTTAATAGTCGCCATTATCTTCTTCTTTAAATAGACTATCTAAATCCATTCCTTCTTTAATTATTCTGTCAAGCTCTTCTGCATCTGTTCTAGGGATGTCCATGTCAAGCTGGCTTATATACTTACTTAACGCAAACACTAGCTCTCTATCTGTCACTCCCCAAACATCCCCATATCCATCCAGTGCTGTAGCTAGATGTCTACCCATATTATATTCTGGGTAGAGCTTATGTAAGTCTTGGAGAGCATGTATAGCCTGGTTATAATAATTTGGCTTCTTGCTCATAACTTCTATTTTATTAAAATCCCTGCTCTCTTTGCTGCAAGCTCAGACAAGCTTGGCGCAACAATATCATTCAGGAGCTTTTCAATCTGCTCATTAGCAGCTTTCTTAACTTCTTCTGAAACTCCTGGTGTGGCCACCAAAGCTCCAAGTTTCTCAATAACAATCCATGCTTCTACTACAGGGTTCATATTAGTTGGTTTAAGTCGTCATCATCCGACAGGTTTAGGTCATCCCTATCAATTTCAGGGATGTTGTCAAAATTATCTTTATACTCATCATCCATATATTCCTTAGAGAAGGAAATTCCTACGGAGTCTTGTTCATCGTCCATTGTTCCTATAATGTCCACATAGTTCACACCCTTATCATATAAACCCACAAGAATTTCTATGAACGTATTCAAATGAATCTTCTTAATCTTTATATGATTAGTCATTGCCTAATTCTTTGTGTATTTCATCAAACTCTTCCTCACCAAGCACTGCCTCCCACTTATCAATTGGACACTTGCAAGACAAACATGCTGTTTTTGCAGAAAGCGTACATCCACAATTTGTACAATGTAAATCTGGACGAACGCTTTCATATCTTCCTGTAGCCTTCCTATTGTCAGACTGGTAAGAACACTTAGCACAAACACTCAATCTCTCCTCACTAATGTTCTTAATCTGTTCCTTCAAATGAGACGGAGGAATCAACTTGTTTCTCCACCCTTCGTAAATCTGGGATATGTTCAACATCTATCTTTGGTTTTAATGTCTCTATACCTATTAACGTATTTGCCAGCTTTACAGATGCAGACGCTCTCTTTTGTTCTGAGAGAGCCTCATCATTCATTTGTCTTTCGAACAAATTAGCCTTACTCAACATCTTCGCCATCTTCCTTTGAGCTTTCTTGTGATTGAAATAAAACTTCCCAAACCCAGAAATCTCCACACTATAATTATTCGCAAGAGCTTCATTAGCTCCCTGAAACTGATGATTTACAATTGCCTCAATAGTCTTCTCACTTGTCATTGTCTTAACAGCTAAAATCCTAATGAGGTAGTCCTTAACGGACATTGACATAGGCTTATCCATGACTCACATTTACCTGTAAAACAATATTGTTCTCAAAGTTGAGCGTAATCATAGGATTGACCTTCACCTTACTCCCATCCTTCACCAACACACCAATCTTCTTCAGCTTACTAATCATATTATTAATCGTAGGAGCTGAACTCTTATACTTCTTACAGAACTCTTCCCTATTATTAGAATAAGAAATATTACCCTTAACTGCTGTAAATGCTGTCAACTGAAGTTCTCTCTCTGTCAACTTAAGATCATTAATAGCAGAAATAATCGTGTAATACCTCTGAGCAACATCAAATGCATCTCCTTCAGCTTTCCTAAGCTTCTGAACAATTACACTTTTATTTACCGTTGGTTCCATATTTAGATGTCTAATACAAAGATAGGAGGAATTAAATCATTGACAAATAACCACTTACATTATTTAATACACTAATTGCTATATTATGTCTGAATTATCCACATCCTTCCAAAAAACAACAACCACATTAACAAAGAACAATCCCAAAACAACCTCATCCTCTACAGAACCATCTTCTAATGTATATCTCTGAGAAAATATACCAAGCTTATAAAACGGATGCTTTAACGTATTAAGCTCTAATTCAATCGTCATCTCATTAGAACCAATATATCCAGAAACAACAGCAATAGAAATCAAAAACAATACAACATATAATATTAACATAATAAACCTATTTTAATTCATAACCCACCCACCGCCCTCAAAGGTATGTCCATTTACAATAGCTACCAAAAACTTTTTTTTTTAAAAACCCCCCACCCCCCTTGTAGAAGGGAGAGGAGGCTACTCCACATAGCAACCCCCATCTACAGATTGGGAGTGGAGACACCCCCCGTCAATCATTTTTTAACAAATTTAAATCGAAAAGCAAATGAGCGATTTTCAAACAGTGACCATCATTGATGGCAATTTCACAGGAAAAGGTAACTTCAGTGGTTACAATGCAGCAGGTCAAAGAATTCATGTTCCTGCAAGGCAGATGGAAAATCTCGGTCTGTCAGACAGGAAACAAATTAAGTTTCCTCTTTACGCATTGGTAGTAGAGCGTGAATTCTCAAGTGTTGATGGTAGTGGTCAACCAACAGGAGAAAAGTTCAAGCGTGCTCAAACAGGCAGCATCTTCCTCAATGAGGATGACATGATGACTGCAGCAAATGCTGATGACTTGTTGAGACTGAAGACTAAGAATGCACTTGCATCACAAGCAAAGAGCATTGGTTTGACAGATGCAGCAATTAGCAATCTGTTGAGCGTAGCAATCTAAAACTAACGAGTTCCTCACTAATCACAGTGGGGAACTCATTTTCTTTTATCTCTTAAACCAAATGTTATGAAACACTCACTAATTGACACGAAGTTTGCTTTCAGACAGTTTCTTTTGACACAAGAATTGGGATACAATCACCCAAGAAGAATGCGAAGACTATCAAGAAATAGGTCGCTGTTCTTCCATCTGCGAATAAAGTGTGATGATTACATCACAAACAAACTGATTGATAAGCACTTCTTATTATAATCTGCTGATAATTAGCAGATTATATATAAGGGTGGGTGTTAAACTAACACTTTGGGTGGGGATATTAAGCACGAAATAGATGGTG